GAGAGAGATCATGCGAGGCAGCGTCGATAGCAAGGACAGGCTTGACGCTGCCGGACTTGTGCTCAGTGCGATCAAGACTGCGGCGATGATCGAGGCGCAGAATCAAGCCGATGAGCATCTCGAGGATAAGAATGCGCGACTCGACGCGGGCGCTGTGACTGATCGAGTCGAGACACCGATCAAGTTCATCAAAGGCATCGACGGCGATGCGCTATGAGCGTGGTGGTAAACTCGCCTCATCGGAGGTGACATCATGCCGATCGAGCCTGAAGAGTTCCGTGAGGTACTGCGCGACCTGATCGCAGAAGGCGCACTCGTCGAGCACGACGGCAGGTTCTACGCTCGTGGCTTCGAGCCTGAGGAAGCACGCAAAGGTCGAGAACACGAGCACCAGTACGAGTTACTGTGGGGCCCGATGGATGGAGCACGCATCGGCCTGACCAAGGACTGCACGCACGTAGTCTTCTTCATCGGCGCATCGTGGGTGGTCTACATCAGAATGGGCACGGGGCCGCGCATGTTTCACTGCGGCAACTGCGCAACCGAGGAAGAGGCAGATAGACTGATCGACGATGAGTGAAGCATTGCGAGAGTTCGTGCCGGTCGGTGCGCACCGTGAACTGTGGGGCGCACGCGACCCGCGTATCTTGGTCGAGGGCCCGGCTGGTACTGGCAAGACCCGCAACGAGCTCGAGCGCATCAACGCACTCTGCTGGAAGTACCCGAAGAGTCGGCATCTGATCTGCCGAAAGACTCGGGCAAGCATGAGCGAGTCGGTGCTTGTGACGTGGGAGCGTGACGTGCACGCCGATACGATGCATCTCTTCGGCATGGTGCGCAGGGCGAACCGAGAAGCGTACACATATCCGAACGGGTCGATCGTCGTAGTCGGCGGCCTTGACAAGCCGGAGCGCACCTACTCGGCTGAGTACGACACGATTCATGTCTTCGAGTCGATCGAGACTACAGAGGACGAGGTGCAACAGCTCCTGCGAGCGTTGCGGTCAGGGCGGATGCCGTATCAACAGCTCGTATGTGATACCAATCCCGGAAGCGAGCGGCACTGGCTGAACATGAGAGCGAACGGAGGATGGTTCAAGCGCATCGTCACACGCTTGACAGACAATCCCCGCTTCTACGCTGACGGCGACTGGACGCATGACGGCAAGCAGTTCCTATCGAGTCTCGATGCGCTCACCGGGCATCGTCGCCTGCGACTCTTCGAGGGCAAGTGGTGCAGCACCGAAGGCCTCGTCTATTCCGAGTTCGACTCAGCGGTGCATGTGATCGACAAGATGCCGAGCGGCTGGCAGTCTTGGCGCAAGTTCAGAAGCATCGACTTCGGCTACGTCGATCCGTTCGTGTGTCAATGGTGGGCTGACAGCGGCGAGGCGCTGTATCTATATCGTGAGCTGTACATGTCAGGACGCATCGTCGAAGACCATGCACGGCAGATCCTCGACCTATCACGAGGCGAAGACTACGTGGCGACAGTCAGCGACCATGCCCGAGAGGATCGGGAGACGCTGCACCGCTACGGCGTGTTCACCAGTCCGGCTGAGAAGGACATCGACCGAGGCTGCGACCTAGTACGCTCGCGGCTACGCATTCAACCAAACGGCAAGCCGAAGCTCTACATCTTGTCGCAGGCACTCGCCGAATCGGATCGCAGGCTTGCGGCATCGAAGCGCCCGACGTCAACGCGTGAAGAGTTCGACGCTTATATCTGGGAATCTAGGCGAGACGGTCAGGCGAAAGAGCGACCGCTTGACCGAGACAACCACGGTATGGATGCGATGCGGTACGCTATATGCGCCGCCGAAGGCATCGGCATATCGCAACCGTATCTCGGAGTCATAGACACATGGGACTGATCGACAACTTGCTCAAAGCAATGCGCCGTGAGCCTACCGATGTTGACCGTGAATACACGGCATCGACGATCAGGACTGGCGACGAGCTGCAGAACACGCAAGCATCGACGAACCCGAAGGACTTCGCCCGAGTCGGCAGAGCGCTCGCAGGCAGCGTATACAACGCCGCCACGCTCGTCGCTCGTGAAGCGGCGAAGGGCGAGATGAAGCTGTACCGCAAGAAGTCCGGCGTACGTGGTGCGAAGGCGATGCAAGCCAACGCCGCCGAAGATGTCGAGCAAGTGACCGATCACCCCGTCATTGATCTGTTGAGCGATCCTGATCCAAGCACCACCTATTGCGACTTCATGACGCTGGTCTACTGGTATCGAGAGGTGACAGGCAAGGCGTATATCTGGGTCGGCGGCGAGAAGCCCGTGGGACTGTTCCTGCTTCACCCGCAGTACACAAAGCCGATCGTCAAGAAAGGCATCGGCATCGAAGAGTTTCTATACGGCCGCGACAATCTCACGCCGATGCGTGTGCCTGCATCGCAAGTCGTGATCAGCCGCTACATGCCTGATCCCTTCGCACCGTGGGACGGGATCTCGTGGGTCAACTCGATCGAGCAATACGCCGACATGGAGAACGCCGCAGTCATGTCGGAAGTGCAGCGCTGGAAGAACAGCGGTCAGTACGGAATGATCGTCAAGGCCCCGGCAAGCTATAACGATCAACAGCTCAAGCAGCTCGAATCGTCGCTGAGAGGCAAAGGCGGCCCGCTTGCTGCGGGTCGTGCGCTGATCGTTCGAGATCTTGAAGTGGTCGAGGCGGGAAGCAAGCCGCACGAGATGAACTATCTCGAAGGGCTTGAGCAGGCCGAGCGTGCGATCTATCGAGCGGCTGGCGTGCCCGAGGCGATCTGGAAGCTGAACGATGCGAACCTTGCGAGCGCATCGGCTGCCGATCCGATCTGGCAGCGCAACATCTATGAGCGGCAGCAGCGAGTGGCGCAGGACTTGACTGAGTGGTTGCTGCCGATGTTCGGCATCGAGCCCGGCACGATGTGGTTTGCATACGACAACCCATCGCAGGACGATGTGGAGCTGCAGACGAATCGCATGGCGGCAGGCTTCACGAACGGCGCTGTGTACTTGAACGAGTACCGTCAGGCGTTGGGCTTGAACCCATTGCCTGATGAGCAGAACGTGCTGGGCAAGCCGCAACCGATGCCGATGATGCCGAGCGCACCGATTCCCGTGCAGGAGATCGAAGAGCCCGAGGAAGAAGAGATCGAGGAAGAAGAGATCGAAGACGAGGAGATCGTCGATGAAGAGATCAGCGAGAAGGCGCAGCGATACCTTGACGCTATCGAGCGAATCCGCGCCGAGCGATCGAAGTCTGTTGACGGTGGAGCCGATGTTTCAGCGGCAACTGGCGAACCTGCTGGCGGCACGCCTGCTGATGCTAGTGGCAAGGCGGCAGATCGAATCCCACCACAAGGCGCAAGGGAAGAAGCCGAGCGTGGACTCGCTTGGCGTGAAGAGTACGGACGAGGCGGCACTGCTGTCGGCGTGGCTAGAGCAAGAGACATCGCCAACGGAGCGAACCTGAGCGATAGCACGATCATGCGCATGGTCAGCTACTTCGCACGGCACGAGGTCGATAAGCAAGGCCAAGGCTGGAGCCAAGGCGAAGAAGGCTACCCGTCAGCGGGTCGCATCGCTTGGGCCTTGTGGGGCGGAGATCCCGGCAGGACATGGGCGAACGCCGAAGCGGCGAAGATCGACGACGATGAAGAGAAGATGTGCGGCGATGAGAAGCGATGCCAGCCTGAGTCGAAGGTGATCGACGGCGAGAAGATCAAGCCGCCGAGCGAGCTGACCGAGGCCGAGCTTGCATTGCTCGCCGAGCGCCTGCGCCCATTCATGCACGGCGACAAAGCCGAGGAGCCTGTCGCACAAGTCGCCGACGAAGGCCCGATCAATACCGAAGTCGTCGAGGTCGAGCCGATGCCGATCGACGCTGAGGATTGCACGTGCTCGAAGTGCATCGACACCAAGGCGACGCCGGAAGATCCCGAGCGTCTTACGCCAAGTCAGAAGCGTGAGCGTGAGATGAAGCGCGATATCCAAAGGCTCATCGCATTGCTCATGCTCAATGCGCTCGAAACGATCGACGCTGAGGGCAACTTCGATCAGTCGCAGATTGATCCTGCGAAGATCGAGGAAGTGACACGCCGATACATCGAGCAAGCCTTCAACGAAGGTGCACTTGCTCGCCTCGAAGCTGCTGGTATGCGTGACGTGCCGCCGCTGTCAACGAATCCGGCCCGTGACTACATCGCCAAGTACAACTTCGATCTGGTGCAGGGCGTGACGAACACAATGCGGGAACAGCTCCGCAATGCGATCGACAAGGAGCTGATCAAGGGCGAACTCGGCGAAGGCACAAGCCTCGCAGAGATTCAAGAGCGCATCACGGCTGAAGTATCGCCGACAGGCGAACCGATGCCGCCTCCGAAACTGACCGATGAGCAGAAGGCGCAGATGATCAAGCAGGGAGTCAGCGTCGAGGTTCCGAGGATCAGCGAGAACCGAGCCGAAGTGATCGCTCGCACCGAGACTGCGCGTGCCTATGCGCATGGCTCGATGAAGCAAGCCGAAGAGCTTGGATTCGATAAGAAGTATTGGAGTCTCGGCGGCAATCCGTGCGGCCTGTGCCAAGCGGCTGCGGCGAAGTATGGTCAGACAAATCCGATCCCCATCGGTCAGCCGTACTTCATGCCGGGCGAAACGATCGTCGGAACCGACGGCAAGACGTACACGTTCAAGATGCGCATCATGGCACCGAGCGACGTGCATCCGAACTGCGTGTGTGTCAACATCGAGGAGATGTCAGAATGAATAGCGAATACATCGGCGCTGCTATCGAGCGCATGACCAAGCACCTGAGCGACAAGGGATACAAGGCGGCGGGCAAGATCGCAATCAAGAACGTGCACGGCGCACCCGAGCTTGCGATGCCGACGAAGGCCGGTCCGTTCGAGATCCTGTCGTGGGCGACCCGCAACACCGTGGACATGGAAGGCGAAGTCGTGCTGCCCGATGGCGCAGACACGTCGTACTTCTCGAAGAATCGCACGCTGTTCGTCGATCACGAGTACGACATCATGAAAGCCGTCGGCAAGATGCGCAACATGAAGATGACACCGCAGGGCTGGCTGTTGCGTGGTGCGCTCGTGAACAATCCCGAGAACCCGTACCGCAATCAAGTGCAGAGCTTGGCCGAGGCGGGCAACATCGGCATGAGTATCGGCTTCGAGGTGCTCGATGCGTCAGCGCCGACTGCCGACGAGCGCAAGGCGTATCCGAATGCACGAGGCATCATCCGTGCATGGAAGCTGCTCGAAGTCAGCTACACGGCGATGCCGATGAATCAGGACTGTCAGAGCGATATGGTTCCGATGAGTCAACCTGAGCCCGTCAAGGCGATGCGGCGCGTGGTTATTCTCTGAGCTTGTTATTCTGACTCTCGTCTCTGCGGCAAAGTCCGAGGACGGCGGCGATAAGCCCCACGATCCTGCACAGCGCTCCAAGAGTGGCACACGCACACTTAGGAGGCCTGTCAATGGACTGGTCGAAAGTGCTGAACTTTGCGAAGAAGGAAGGCTACACGGGAAGCGACACCGACGCCGCTGCCGTGCAGGGATATCTTGCGTCGAAATCAATCACGCTCGCCGACGCTGACGGCAACGATCTCGATCTCGTTGCACTTGCGGCGAAGCCCGTCGAACCTGAGCCTGTCGCTCAGGTCGAAACCGATATCAAGTCGATCGAGACACTGTCACAAGAAAACGAAGCCCTGCGTGAGCAGGCACGTCAGGCGGCATCGGCGCTCGTAAACGCCGGAGTTGTTCCTGCCGCAATCATCAAGGAGAAGTCAATGAAGTCCGACATCAGCAAGAAGATGTACGATGCGAAGCCGAAGAAGGCTTTCGTCGATGCGGATCAGGCCGAGATCTTCGGCGCTACCGCTCGCCTCTCGATCATGGGCGGCAAGAACTATGCCCAGAAGTCCAACGACATCGAGATCGCCAAGAAGGGCCAAGTCGAGTTCGACAACGCACTCGGCGGCTACCTCGTGCCCGAGGAGTTCGTCGCTCAGTTGATCTACGCCACCGAGCCTTACGGCACGGCCCGCAAGGTTGCGAACGTGGTTCGCATGGCCCGTGACCTGACCCGTGTTCCTCGCAAGACCGGCATCGCTACGATGTCGTGGGCTGGCGAAGGCCAGAGCACGACGGTCAGCAACAACGGATACGACAATGTCGAGCTCGCCGCTCGCAAGCTTCAGCTGCTCATGCAGGCCTCGAACGAGCTGCTTGACGACGCTGCGGTGAGCGTTGCCGACGATCTCGCTGCGTCGATGCGTGAAGCGTATGACAAGGCGATCGACGAGGCGTACTTCAACGGCGACGGCACGAGCACCTACGGCGGCTACATCGGCCTCAAGAATGCGCTGCCGTCCGCTGCGTATGTCGATGCCTCTGGCAATGCTTGGTCAGCGATCACTAGCGCCGACTTCACCAAGGCGCTCGGATCGCTTGAGAACGTGGACTCGTCTCGCATCGCCATGGTGTGCAGCCGTCAGTTCTACTTCCAAGTCATGCTGCGTCTGGAGAAGGCGACCAGCCAGTTCAAGGATCTCGCAGGCCCGGCGCTCGCTGGCGCTGATGCGTCCTTCCTTGGCTACCCCGTGTACTTCTCGCAGGTCATGCCGACTGCTTCGGCCTCGACCACGAAGAGCGTGTACATCGGCGACTTCGTCGGCGGTTCGATCGTCGGCGAGCGTCGTGATCTCACGATCGCTTCGAGCGAGCACTATGCGTTCAACACCGACACTTGGACTTGGCGTGCGACCGCTCGTGCGGCGATCGCTATCCATGGTGACGGTCGTGGCTCGACTTACGGCAACATCGTCGCCCTCGAAACCACGTAATCTGTAAACTCTCACACAAGGAGATCAATCTATGGTTCTCGGAACTCTCAGCAAATCCATCGTCGTGACTCCCTCGGCGACGGTTGCGACGAACGCCACAGCTTCGGCTGGCCCGTTCGATATCGCAGGCTTCGACTCTGTGCAGATCAAGTGCATCCACCAAGCGGCGACTGCGACCAACGCATCCGTGAAGTGGGCTACGCTCGATGTGCTTGTCGGCGACACCACGACCTTCGCCAGCGCTACCGCTGTCAACGGTCTGGTCGGCACGACCAACTCGACGGCGAGCACTTCGCAGTATGTGCTCGGCGTTCACAACAACACCAGCTTCGGCAGCGTGACCCGCTTGAACGTGCACAAGAACAAGCACGCCTATGCGTTCGTCCGCTACCAGACTCCGGCAACGACCAACTACAATCTGCCCGTCTTTGTGGTTGATGCGTTCAACGCTGCTCAGTCGCCGAACTCGGCCTCTGAGTCAGGCGCTGCGGCGACCGCTTCGGCTGCCGATACGAACTGATGCTTTCCTTTCACTCCGCACGTCCGAGGAATCGGCGTGCGGAGTTTATCGGTTGAGTGAATCTGAGTGAAAGGAACAGCATGACAGCACCAGAGAAAGTGCGCCTCAACTTAGGCGCAGGCGACTCGCACCTTGAAGGCTTTACGCCGATTGATCGCAAGCTCGGGAGCGAGGTGTACCCACTTGCGTACAAGGACGAAAGCGTCGATGAGATCTATGCATCTCACGTGCTTGAGCACTTCCCGTACAACAAGACGCAAGAAGTCCTGAACGACTGGGTGCGAGTGCTGAAGCCCGGCGGCAGGATTCGCATCGCTGTGCCGGACTTCCGATGGTGCGCTCAGAAGTATCTCGAAGGTGCAGGCGATGTGCCTGTTCAGTCGATCGTGCTAGGCGGCAGGCAAGATGAGAACGACGTGCATGGCGCGTTGTTCGACGAGGCGGGCCTGCGTTGGCAGATGGAGAAGGCGGGCCTGTTTGCGCTACAGCGTTGGGCATCGAGCACGACGGACTGCGCAAGCATGAACTGCTCGCTCAATCTCGAAGGCTACAAGCCTGCGAAGAGCGCAGAGCTTGGTAGTCGTGTGACGGTCGTTTGCACGATGCCTCGGCTGAACTGGACATACAACCGAGATAACACCACGATGGCTTGCGTGGCGTTGGGCCTGAGCTATCGGTGCATGACGGGAGCGTACTTCGATCAGGCGATGGAGCGTGCGCTCGAAGCCGGACTCGACAAGGAGTACGTGCTGACGATCGACTATGACACGGTATTCACGCCCGAGGATATCGAGCGACTGGTGACGTTGATGGATCTGTATCCCGATGCCGGAGCGATCGCTGCGCTTCAAGCCAAGCGAGGCGGCGAGGGTATCCCGCTGATCGCTCGCAACGAGCACGATCCGATCACCGAGGCCGAGCTCGGCGGCGATCTGTTCCACGTGAAGTCGGCGCACTTCGGCCTGACGATCATGCGCACGAGCGTACTGCGCAAGATGCCGAAACCATGGCTGCACCATGTCCCTGCGCCTGACGGTACATGGGGCGACGGTCGAGTCGATGCGGACGTGGCGTTCTGGCACAAGCTCAATACGGTCAGTCAAACCTACGTAACGCCACGGGTGAACGTCGGACATCTTCAAGTCATGGTATCTTGGGTAGACAACCAGTGGCGAGTGCTGAATCAGCATCTCGATGAGTATCAGAAGACAGGCAAACCCCAAACGGTGCGAGGCTAACTATGGGCGCAGGCAAACGACTCGGACTTGACATCTCGGCAGGGAACATCGTGTATCCCGGATTCGCTCAGACTGACTGGACGATCATCCATGCGGATCTGCGTGCGGCGGCTCCTGCGAGCACGGTACTCGTGCAGCCGGGAACCTACTCGGACTCGAATGTCACGCCGCTGCGTGTGCCTCAGAATGCAAACCGTGTACTGCTTCGAGTGCGCTACGCAACGGCGATCACGGCAACGACGACTTCGCCTGCGTGCATCGTCTACGGCGCATACGGCGATGACTCGGCATTCAACGAATCGACGGGAGTGTTCAACAATACAGGCTCGATTCGCTGGGCACGACTGGACACATCGGCAAGCGGCGGCACAACGGGAAGCACCTTCACGATGACACCCGGTGCAACCGATGACATTCGAGACAGCGTGTACAAGTACGGCACGATCACAGGCGAGCAAACGGGCACAGGCCTTTCGCTCGGCTGCGGCTTCGACTTGCGTGGCTGCAAGTGGGTCATGGCTCTGACTACGACTCCTGCATCTGTCACGGGCACAGGCGCGATTCAACTCGAAGCGGCCTTCATCAGCTATGTGCCGATGGCTTATGCTCCGTTCGCTTGATAGGAGATCGTCATGGGTGAGATCGTCAACCTTGCCGCTTATAAAACTTGGGCAGGCATCACGACATCGACAGACGACACACGCCTTCAGGTGTTGCTCGACTCAGCGCACGCCGCTGTGCGGCGATACTGCGGGCGTGATCTGTCCAACGGCTTCGAGGCGGCGACACGCACCGAAGACTACACGGTCGATAGCTACGAGATGCAGCTCAACGAGTTCCCGCTGACAAGCATCACGAGCATCACGCCGTTCAACCTTGACAACACGCTCGGCAATGCGATCGACTCGACCGACTACTACGCCGAGCTCGACAGCGGCCTTGTGCGTTGGAACGGTGCGCAGAACAATCGAGTCTTTATCGACACATACCACAACACGGGCGTGATCAGCAACTGGGACTGGCGGCCTAGCTTCCAGCGTGTGCGTGTGGTCTATGTGACAGGCGCACCGCCTGCGGATCTCAAGACTGCGATATTCCGAATGGTTGACGGCCTCTACGCCTCGATCCGTAAAGACAACGGCATCGCATCGCAGTCGCTCGGCAGCTGGTCAGTCACATACGCATCGCCACAGATCGCAGCACAGGCGAACGCCGACTTGCTCGATCCGTTCTGTAGTGCGAGGGTAAACGGCTAATGCCATTCCTACCTATCAGCTCGATGCCGTTGCCGATCTGGTTCATGCGCCAGACGGCGACGATCACAGTCCGGCAGACTTCGCAAGAGACTGCGGGCTCGTGGGATCAGACGACGAACACGACGCTGACGGTGCTCTGCTGCCTACAGCCGTCAAGCTCGAATGAGTCGGCGATCTACAAGAAAGAGACGGGCCGCACGCTCTTCACGCTGTACTTGATGCCGAAGACGACGAGCGATGCGGCGATTCCTGCATCGCAGTTGAATCACATCAGCAAGATCACGATCGACGGCGTGGACTATCAGACCGACGGCGAGTTCTTGAATCTGTGCTCGAATGACGTGGTGTACCAGATGAACGTCTTCAGAGAGGTGTGACGCTTGGCACGCTTCGACTTCAGAAACATGAAGATCTTTCAGGGTCTTGCCCGTGAAGGCGTGAAGCGTGGCAACATGGCAGTCGCAAAGCTCGCGCAGAACTCGATGCGTGACAACTTCAGCAGGACGGGCCGATACACATCGTCAGCGCCGGGAATGCCTCCGAACATTCGCCGAGGCTTCCTACGCCGTTCGATTCAAGTCAGGCCGAAGGGCGATATGAGTGCAGAGGTGTGGAGCGATGCGGTATACGCAAAGATCCTCGACCGTGGTGGCGTGATTCGACCAAAGCGAGCGAAGTATCTTGTGGTTCCCGTCAACGATGCGGCGAGGCGCTTCTCGGAAGTGAAGCAGGGAAGCCTGCGAAACTATCCTTTCGATCTCAAGAAACTGAAGAGCGGCAGAATGTATCTGACGGGTCGATTCACGCAGAACGCCGGGTTTTACAAGGACGCATCGGGTAAGCGTGTGCGAGTGACACCGAAGAATGAGCCCGTGTTCAGGCTTGTGAAATCGGTGACGATCAAGAAGCGACCGTACGTGCAACCGACGCTCGATCGCATCAAAGGCCCCGAGTCGCTTCGCTACTTCAAAGGCGGAGTCGAGCACTACATCAAGCGAGTGTTCGGCGTGGAGTTCAAGATATGAACGCAGCAGTCGTAGCTCGTGCCGTACTGACCAGACTCAAAGCCGATACGACGCTATGGGACAGCGGCACGTCGGCATGGAAGTCGCCGCTTGCCGGAGGCGCAAGCTTCAACAAAGCAAACCCGAGCGGCTTGACGTTCCCATTCTTGGTCTACGGCGTGACGTGGAGCGCCGATGCAAACGCCTTCGACGGACTCGAAGGTCGATGCGAGATCACATTCACCGTATACGACGATGACACCGAGGGCACGTCACGGCTTGAAACGATCATCGACAGGCTCATCGGCGATGCGATGCTGTCGAGCGGCACACGCATCACGCCGACGTACGGCTTTCACAATCATCTGCTCGCCTTGCCTGCGCTGGGTTCGACGAACATTCAGGGCGCGAACAGCGAGCGTTGGACGCTGATCTCAAGCGAGATCGCACCGTCTGAAACGGTGCAGGCTAATCAGGCGACTTTGGTATTCTCTGGACGGGTCGGCAACCTCGCCGCCAATATCTGATAGGAGTCTCGAATGGCATTCCCGATCACAGGCAGTACGGCAACAGTCACGAGCGTCACGGCTGGAACGGACGTCAAGTTTCTGTTCGACGTGCTGAAGATCAACGAGGTGGCGATCAACACCGAGGCGGACGAGTTCGATATCTCCGAGCTCTCGGGCAGCGGTGCGGCAGTCGAGCGACTGAGCGGCCTGCGCTCTGGCACGATGACCTTCAGCGGGTTCTATCCGAAGGCTGCGCCGAAGATCGGCAACACAGGCTTGCTTCAGTATGGATCGCCAGCAGTCACGGTCGGCTTCGTGCAAGACTGGACGATGGACATCGACTTCGGCGAGATCGACATCACGAGCTTCAATGCCACAGCGCCGACGGTCAAGAAGTTCATGCCGAGCGGCCTCTTCACATGGGGCGGCACATTCAACGTCCACATGCTCAACGAGGACAACGCACTCGGATCGGCGACCGATGACGAGGTGACATTGCCCACGGCGGCAGGATCGACAGGCACGGCGGCGATCTTCCAGATCTTCACGGGTGCGACGAACGCGCACACGCTGAGCGGTAATGTGCTGCTGCGTTCGCTTGGGCACTCGATCCGCAAGGCAGACAAGCAAGTCCTCGCCTATGCATACTCAGGCTCAGGCGGCGTGACCGAGCAACAGGGTGACGCTTATGACCCGCTTCGCATCGACCCTGCGACGATTGCACCGGGCGGATCTGCGGCGTGGACAGGCCCTTCGTGGACTGACAACACATCACCGTCGATCGTGGTGACGGCGTACTCGGGGCGCACTTACACGATCAAGGCGTTCTTGAAGAGCCTTAGCATCAGCGTTTCGCCGGGCAACCCGATCGCAATCAACGGTAGCTTGCGCATCTTCGACACGATCACGACGGCATAACTTTGAGAGGTGAGGCATGGCCGATACGCCACTAGGCCGAGGCCTAATCGAGATCGGTGCAAACCTCGCACCGCTTGAGAAGGGCCTCGCAGAAGCACAAGCGAAGACACGAGCTGCGCTCGGGAGTATTTCCGGCGGCGTAGCAGGTGGCGCTTCAGGTACAACTGGTGCCGCAGGTGCGACAGGTGTCGCAGGATCATCGACGGCATCTGCGACCAATGCGAAGCAGTTTGCGGAGTCGATGCAAAAGGCCGCACCTGTAACGTCAACGGTTGCAACCGAAACAAAGAAAGTCGAAACGGCGACAGCAGGCGCAGCCAAGCAAGCAAAGTTTTTTGACGTTTCGATCTCATCGTTGAAGGCAGGCGGCGCACTTGGTGGGCTTAGTGCTGCAATCGGCAAAGCTTATCAAGGCTTCAAGCAGTTCGGCGATTCAGCTCGTCAGCTTGGTGCAGAGCTTCGAGCGATCGAATCGCAGTTCAGATCTGATATCAATGCGAGTCTTGATCCTCTTTCGCAAAGAACACAAGAGATTGAAAGATCACGCAAGGCGGCTCTTGATCAGTTGGAAGCGCAAAAAGCAGAACGAGGCATCATCGCCGATCTTGTCGGCTGGTATACCGATGAAGCAGAGCTCGCTGTAAAAACGCAGAAGATCAATCAAGAGGCAGACTTAGCGCAGAAGCGTAATCAAGAAAAAGCCGCCGCAGATGCAAAGAAAGCGGCCGAACAAAGACTCAAAGATGAGCAGAAGGCCGCTGAAGAAGCCGAGAAGTTCACTCGTCAGATGTATGTTCAAACGCTCGATGAGCGTGGAAGATTGAACGCCGAGTACGAGGACGATGTGAAGGAGATCGAGAAGAAGAGAGATTCAGCATTGACGCTCGGCGAGCGTATGAGATACACGCAGGCACTTGCATTGCGTGAAGATCTATTCGATAAAGAGCTACGAGATCTTGACGAGAAAGAAAGAAAGCAAAAGGAATCTGATCAAGAAATCGAAAGAGGAAAAAGAAAAGCGCAGGCTGACTTCTTGCGTGCTCAGGCTGAACAGTTCGCATCAGTCCGGCAACAGATCAACAGCCTCTTCAACACTGGCAGCATGGAAACCAGTATCAACAGAGTCGGCGATCTGATCCAAGTCCTGATCGACAAGACGGAGAGAAGATAATGGCGAGCATCGCAGAGCTGATCGACTCACGCCAGTACACGATTGACCGCAACGGCAAAGAGGCGGGCACTCGTGTGTTTCGTGTTCTCGAAGCGCAGAACGAAGTAGGAGCGAAGGACGAGTTCCGTAGGCTCGCTGGTTTCGATCAGTTCCCCGGCGCATCAAGCGGATGCATCCTCGATAGTGTCAGCGTCGAAGGCAAGAACGGAAACACGCTCTTCATTGTAACGGCGAACTATTCCAGCTTCGGCGGTTTTCTTGGTCGTCAAGATGACTCTTTCGAGCCGTACTTCGGATGGGGATATCGCAAAGTCACGGTCAAGCTTCCCTTCCTGTATCAAGGATCAATCACGACCAGCTCGGGTGATGCAGAAGTTATCAAGAATGTCTGGTTCGCAAAAACCGTAGACATCACCGAAAGCAGATTGATTCGCACTTTCAAGACTCGATTCAGGACGAATGATCTGTCCATTCTCGATGTGATCGCAGATCAAGATCGAAAGATCCATCTCATCAACGGAAAGCAATATCTCTTCACTGGAGCGGATGTACAGCAAGACACGAAAGATCCGAGGACTTACTACATCACATATACATGGGAACTCGACAACGGAACATTCGCACACGCCACATCGAAGATGAAGTTGTATATCGCAGGAGACTCTGCGATCAATCAGATACAACTTCCAGCCTTGGGCAAAGATGTAGGAATACTTTGCGGCTTCCGATTGGTCTCTTCATCAAACACCTTCGTCTCGGAATCGGATGAAGAAGGGACATTGATCAGAAGTCCATACGCTTCAGTCGATCTTGCAGGAGCTGAGAGCGAATCGGATATCCCAAAACCGACGGGATATCTTCTCTACGACTACGAAGATGAAGGATGGAAGAAACTACCGGGCATTGGAGATATCCCACCGAGGCGGCCACTCTTATGAGCACACCGACAATCGTCACAGGCAAGATCACGGGATATGCGGGCATCGTCGGACTTCCAGACGGAACGCAAGGCTATACCACGGGAAGCGTGTCATATACGATTCGAGCGACGATTCCTGGTCTTACTCAGCCTGTCGAGTTCAACGGTCAAAAACCCGAAGTGCGTTTGTGGCCTGAGAATCAAGAGATCAGCGTCGAAGCTCTGGTCAATAAGTCATGCATTGGCGTGATGGTCAACAACGATATACGATGGCACTTCTTCGAGCCTCCGATCGTTGCAGGATGCGCAAGCACAACAGGAAGGCCTTTGATCGAACCTGAGATCATCAGAGAAGAAGAGATCCGCACACGAGCTGAAGCGGCAGGCGGCGCACCGTCAGCAGGAGGCACGCAAACGGGCGGGCCGGGAGGAGTCGAATAATGGCGAACTATATCTTTCGTCGATGCAACACGAACAAGGCAGGATGGCTCAAGGACTGCAACGATGCGCCTGTGTACATCGACCTTGAAGGCGACGATGTGTGGACTTGCACGGTATTCGAGAGCGCAGGAACGGCTCTGAATACGGCGATTATTCACCTTCACTACTCGAACGATATCGGCGGGCCTTGGGTGGACTTCGCAGATGCGCAAGTACGCATCGACAAGAACAGCAAGACGGCAGGACTTGTCGGCCATGTCGGTCGATACGTTCGTCTCGAAGTAGCGACAGGCGAAGGATCTGACGGCTTTCTTGATGTGTACTTCCACACTCGCCGATCTGATATCTCTTCGACGGTGATCATATGAGCTTTGTTCGTGGCACAAATCCGAGCGTCGTGCCCTTCAATCCAAGGGCCTACACATACATCTTCGAGGACTATCTCGCGACAACCGTGCCGACGTGGGCGATCAGCGCAGGCTCAGGAGGTTCAATCCTGCAGTCAGGCACGCACACTACAGATACGAATATCGGAATGATCGGCCTCTATACTGGCACGGGTACGACGGGCCGTGCCGCTTTGCTCAGTCACGTCGATGCAGTTCGCTTCGGAGCAAACGAGTGGACGTTCGAGACGCGAGCGAACATCGACGCACTGAGCGATGCGACGAACACCTTTACGACTCGCTTTGGTTTCATGGACGCATCGACAGGAGATCCGACTGACGGCCACTACTTCCGATACACGCACGGCACGAACAGCGGAAAATGGCAAGCCGTCACACGCATCAACGGAGTCGAGACGGCGAGCGATACGGGCCAGACGGCGCAGGCCATGTCGCTCGGTTCGCCGATGCTTCGATTCAAGATCATCGTCGAGAACACGGGTACGAACGTGGACTTCTTCATCAACGACAAGCGAGTCGTGACACACAAGCCGAGCGGATTCACTGGCGCTTCGCGCCTGACTGGTATCGGATACTCGCAGATCAAGACGGCAGGCACGACGACTCGTGCCTTGTTCGTTGACTACACGCTCATCATCTGCAAACTCGGGAGCAACCGATGAACGACTTCGCATGGATTATCCACGTCATTCGCAATCCGAGCAAAGCCGACGCATCGACGCAGCCATACGTTGACGAGTTCAACGCAGATCCGGCGGCCTTCGATGCGAAGTATCGGGTGCTTTATCCGCAGGAAGAGGGCGAGATCGACAGACTCATGGAGGAGCTTGCCTAGTTCGTCGATGTGGTACGCTTGTGACCGAATCAAGGAGATCTGACCTATGGCCGTTGAATACTTAAAAGAAGGATCGACATCGTTCACAGCGACGAGCTGGATCACAGTTGCAGGCGCAGGCGGCTCTGGCGTTGTGAATACTGCCGAGCTTGTGTGCTCCACTGGCGGCGCATCGGTCACGGCTGATCTGAGCTATGCGGGCGTGAGTATCAGATACCTCAAGCTTGCCGAGCGATTCAGCGGCAACATCGGAACGGCGGCTGTACCGTTGATCGTCGATATCGACGATCCCGATACGGAGTGGTCGTCGTCGGCTGCGACATCTGGACGAATCGAACACTACGGCCCCGGTACTTTGTTCGTCAACGCTGGCGGCGGAAACACCAAGTGCTCGAACTTGTTCCAGTTCGGCGTTGGTCGTAGCGTCCTTATCAACGGCATCTTCGCCAATGTGCAAGTCAAGAACGGCACGCTGCAAGTCGAAGAAGCGGCAACGCTGACCAAGGCGGATCTCTTCGGCGGATCGGCGACGATCGTCAAGAAGTCATCACAGGCGACCACGATCAATGTGCATGGCGGCAATCACACGCTGCAGCGTCCCTGCACCACGATCAACGTGTACGGCGGCACGCTGAATCTCAACGTGTTCTACGCTCAGCAAGCATCGAACCTCAATATCTACGGCGGCACAGTCAACCTACTCGGACACGGTGACTCTGGCGGCGTTGGCGTGATCACGGCCTGTACTCAATATGGCGGCTTCCTCGATCTGTCGAGCTTGCGTGTTGATACCACGATCACGACGCTGACTCGATACGCAAACGCCAAGATCAGCGGTAAGCCTATGGGCGCAAGCATCACCATCACGAACGACGTGCGCAAAGATCCGACGATTCAGGCGTTCTCATGAGCAAAATCCTATCGAAGGACGGCAAGATCGCTCAAAGCGGTTCCAGAGTCCTCGATTGGGACTATCGCTCATGCTGTTGCGATCCTCCGCCGTACGAGTTCGCATACAAGCTGCAGAACTGCTGCGATACCAGTGAGCACTACTTCGTCAAGGCTACCGGCCTCGGTGTCGAAACGATCTCAGGAACACCGAACTGCGTTCTGTTTAGAGAAGATCGTGGATGCTTTCGTGTCAACTACACGAATCCGTACAACATTGAAACACTGCTCGAACAGGGAGTTGAAGTTCTAGACGAACCGATCGGCGAGTGCGTGCAAGAACGAAGGCCTGAGCCGGGAGATCCTCCACCTTGCGCGAACGAACAATGCCCTGCGTGCGATCTGTTCTGCTGCAAGACTTTCACGCTGCCGAACTGCTATGGAGATCGAACGGGATTCCTTCGATGCAATGTCGGTGCGAAGTATCGCTTCAGATACACATACAGAGTCTACGAACGATCATGGGGCGCAAGGTGGAGGA